AGCTGCAATTGCCAACGGTACTAGCAATGTCACGGTGGTAAGTTCAGGTGGCAATGTCACTGTGGGTACAAATGGCAGCGAGAGGATCCGTATCGACTCCTCCGGCAACGTCGGCATCGGGACGAGTTCACCGGACGCGCTCCTGACGGTCAACACTATCGCCTCTTTTGGTGCGGGTGCCGCCGATGCGCCTTCCATTGCCGCAAAGGGCGACTTGAACACGGGCGTGTTTTTCCCCGCCGCAGATACGGTTGCTATTTCTACTGGCGGTACCGAGCGATTGCGTGTTAACTCTTCTGGTAATTTAGTTGTTACTGGAACAACGAATTTAAGTAATGTTACTGTTTCTGGCACAGTATCAACCAATACTGGAACATTAACTCTTCCAACAATCACAGGTAATCTTGCTCTTTCAACAAAAACTGTTCAAGTATTTACGAGCGGTTCCGGTACTTACACCACGCCTACTGGGTGTAGGGCGATTTGGGTGCGGATGGTGGGAGGTGGCGGTGGAGGTGGAGGTAGCGGAAGTCCCGGTCAAGTTGCTGGGAGTGGTGGAGGAAATTCCACTTTTGGAGAATCGACTGCTTACGGAGGTGGTAGCGGTGGTGCCTCTGGAAGTGGACCGGGACTTGGTGGGAACGCAACAAAAGGCGCTGGGCATGAAGGATTGGCTATTCCGGGCGGTTATGGTGGAATGACTTGGTCAGGCGGAACTGCAGGGTCTTATATAGCTGGTGGTTTAGGCGGTTCCTCTGCGTTTTCTGGTGCTGGTTCTAGCAACTTTGCCGGTGCGGGTTCAGCAGCACAAACGAATTCGGGAAGTGGCGGTGGAGGTGGAGGTGCAAATGGGGCGTCAACTTATGCAGCGAATGGAGGGGGTGGTGGTGGATATATTGACGTAGTAATTACTACTCCATCGGCAACGTATTCGTATGCTGTTGGTGCGGGCGGCGCGGGTGGAACTGCGGGTACAAATGGCCGAGCAGGTGGCGCTGGCGCTGCTGGCATAATTATTGTACAGGAGTTTTACTAAAATGAACCGTTACGCGATTATTAAAAACGGCGTGGTTGTAAACGCCGTTGAGTACGCTTCTGATCCAGGCAATCCTCCACCGGGGTTTAGTTCGGGGCATATTGCTGTTAAAGACGATAGCAGCAGCCCCGGTTGGGTGTATTCCAACGGGCAGTTTACTGACCTTAATCCTTTCAAACCAATAATGGAATTTTCATACAAAGAAAAACGTGCGGCTGCCTATCCTCCGATTGGTGAATTAGCTGATGCTTTATACTGGGCATCTACAGGTGATACTAGCAAACTGGATGCTTATTATGTGGCGTGTGCTGCTGTGAAAGCAAAATATCCTAAGACATAATAAATAAAAAAACATTGGCTGGGGCGCGTGAGAAACTTGTGATTAACAAACAACGCTATCGATCAAATTATAGTGGTGAGTTTGTTGTTACCAAAGTCACGTACACCAATGGCAAAAAAATTATAGACAAAGAATATATTAAAAATCCCATTACCAATCAACACATTTCTGGTCGTGCTGCTGTTATTGCCAATGGATCCAGTCTACAACAAAATGTTCTTGTCCCCATCAGCAGGCATGGTGGAGGTTTGCTGGGACGGAAAAAACTACAAACCTATGGTTGTGAGAGCATATGGACAAAAATGCGTCTTGACTTTTGTGTTGAGTATGACATCAAACAGCTAGAACAAATCCTGGCCAGTAATTATCAGCAAAACACAGTGGTTTATACACTTACTGCAAATTTATTGAAAATGCCAGGAGAATTTTATCTCATTCCTTATTGTCTGCATCTGGTTGCTCCAGCGGCTGCGGCCTATCTAGCTGCATTTGACGGTCACCAGGAGGTGTTTTTACTCGGCGTAGATGGCACTACCCCAGAGTATAACATCGATCACAAACACGTGATTGACATCAAACAGGTGCTAGTAGCATATCCTAGCACACAGTTTCGTTTTATCACGGATCATGCCAATCCTTATGATGATTGGTTGCAATGTGCCAATGCCGAAGTTTGGTCCTATCGCAAGTTTGTGCTTTACTGTGATGTTTGATACTGCTGCTGTACCGTTAATATTTTTTGTTTGACTTCATCAAAATTTATTGTGGACCATAATCCAGGATGCAGAGGTTTGGGCCAAGTCCGTGAATTAATCCAGGCCCAGCCTTGATGCTCGTGATTAAGCAAAGGTATGAACTCTGTGACCACACTGCAAAAAAAAGTATGGTAACAAAAATTACCGTCGGGGCTAGTGAACTTTTCGATTGGTACTAATTTAATTTCTTCTGGCCAAAATCCCAATTCTTCGATGCACTCTCTACGAATGGTATCCATGAGAGTTTCATCCTTGCGACTTTTGCCGCCGGGCAGGCCCCAAGTTCCAGGATATCTATCATCATTGCGTAGAAGATAGAGATACCTGTCAGTAGAAACGGAATAAAACCAAACACCTATGGCGTTCAAAGCACCAAACTCCATTGACCTTCAAGATAGCGACCTTCGTAACTCTTGAGCCATGCATTATTTGCCCAACGGTATTGTATGCCTGTGGTTAGATTGGTAACATATTGCACATCGCTAGATTGTGTGCTGTTAAACACCGTGTTCCATCTTGTACCGTCAAATTGAATGATGTCATTGGCCACCGCGTAGAGATATTCGCCACCTGTGCCTCGCCACGCTTGCGCACCACTGGCACGGTCCGGTGATCCGGTGTCATTTACCAACAGATAGCGTTGATCCGCCGCAGCAGTAGGAAGTCCAGCACCAGGACCTTTGCGTTGAGGATCTACAATGGCATTAACAGCAGACATGGTATTTTGTGGAATTGTGTCCACGTCAACAGTAAACAATAAAAATCTATCGTCAGAAGGATGATAGGCCACTGTGCCCACTATTTCGGTGCTATCAAAGGAATTTTCGAGCCTGACTTGACTAATACCATTTTGTAAGTTACCAAATAGGTTGACCACGGTATGCCACATTAGATTACTGGGCGGTGACACATCAGGATTGATAGTACCGCTACCAGGGACCGCTGCTGATTGTTCCAGCACCTGCAACTGATTACCAATCAATAGCACCTGATAGTTATAAGGTGTAAATTTTTGCCGTGTGCCCAATAAGATATTGCTGTCAAGCACTGCATCATTGAGATCACCGGTGGCATCATATATGGAAGCAATAATTTTTTGCACCACGCCCAGTTTTTTAACCTTGGCCGGTGCTGATATCCAAATAGGCATAGTAAACTGCAAAGTTGCTATATCTATGGGATCTTCAGTTCCCTGCGGTATGTTGCGTGATGTCCAGGTTACTGCATTTAACTCACACACGCTGAGACTGGTCCAGTCTAAATAATTGTCTGTGCTCTGTATCTCCAACGAAGGGTTAAACAACGTCAGTATCTGCTCTAAAATTTGGAATTTTTGATTGGTGTTGGAAGTCCATATGTCCAATTTGATAACTAGATTGAACGGAACAGGCATTAAACGTTCTATAGTAAATGCATTGCCTTGAGTGGTTTCATAGGTTTGGGTATCGGTGTCCCAATAGCGTTGTCTCACACTCTTCTTGTCAACAAAATAAGGGTCTTGAACTCTGTCGCGAGCATATGTAAGTTCGGTAATATAAAACGTCATCAACGGTGTGGATGGCAGACTGTTGCGAGAATTGTTTTGCAATATAGTTTGTGCTTGACGGCTAGCATCACCATAACGAATGGGCACCCGTAACAGCCCTTTAACGCCTTCGTCATTGCGGCCATATTCTACTTCAAAGTTTGAAAAAATTCTTGTAAACTGTAACAAGAAGCGGCGTATTTGGGCATCGTAAAAGAAGGTTTGCATCAGTTATCCGCCTCAGGTTTGAGAATGTTGCGTAGACCTTGGCGTTGTGGTATTGGACCACGATCTGCTGTGGGCGTTGTAGCGGTGTTGTTGACAAAACTGCTACGCAGAGTTTTGTTTTGTGGTCCCGGTGTTAGGTTAGTGCGCACATTATCTTCAATTTTGATCCAACGTTTACCAGAGAATCTAAACAATCTATTGGGAAAGTAATCTAAACGCAAAACATAATCACCATCACTTGGATTCGATGGAAATGCAATGCCCGGAGTCACAGGCAAACCATTGGGCGCCAATCCATCACCCGTCAAATATCCAGCAGCATAACCATTGCTGCTAGGAGATACAGCACCAGCATCAACTGTCGCATTGGTGCTATCAATTGTAACCAACGTGTAGTCCGCACTGGGAATGTTGCTGGCATCGGCAGGTGTGCCATCTGCCTTTGTCGGCACAATATAAAATTTTACATTATCGTAGCCAGATTTGGGAACTTCAAATTCGGCTTGCGTCAATATGGCATCATTGAGTTCGAGGTCCTTGACTCTGGTACCAATACTGTCCTGTATAGAGGCAGGAGTGTACACTTGCCAATAACTGGTGTTGGTAATGTCGGTATCTACTGGTACGTTTTGGGTAGCACGATAATAGGTATCACCATGCAACACTATGCTGGCCGAAGGATAGTAGTTACCTCGGTCCCAGACATTGTCTGTGGCAAAAGGCTTGTTCAGTATGTCATTGTATTCCTGTGCACCTACCAAGGGCGTGGCTTTGACCCGCCAAAGGTGTGGCAACCAAATCGGTGAAAACCCTTCCGAAGCAAAGGCACCATCTTGGATCACATAATATCTAGGCAAGGCTTTGGGCAACGCCGTGTTCAATGGATGGTAATCTTTGAGATTTGGCAATTCCAACACATCGCCGGCCATCAACTTGCGACCCAGAGTATTGATCATGTCGTTGTAGTGAAACGTGATGAACAAGGTGTCATTGTTCAAAAACAGACCAAACTGCGTGAGATCAAAGTCTATGTCTTGCAAAGCATATACCCCACGCATGACATAGATATCTTGACTGTAGCTTCGATCTCGATTTTCGATCAGCAATAGATCCTCTATAAACAAGGGATTATCATAACTATATGCGGGTTGGGTAGCATCTTGTGTGCCACCGGTCTGGGTGCTGGAATCATCACCGTGGGGTTTTGGTCCTAGATACTTGTGTACATAGATGTCTACTCCGCCCACTGTGTACATTTCTGCTATGGTGCGGTCCAAAAACTTATAATCGTTCTGCCGATTCGGACGGAAAAGGCTCAATCTAGGCATAGTGCAGTATTTATGGGTAGGTTGACCACAAACTCCAAATCTGTTATACTCACTGAGTAT